CATCCGTTCATCCCATTTGTAATTGTTGAATTCATCAATGATTTGTTTGGAACGTTTGGTGATGTTTATTTGGTAACGTTTCAACACATCAATTCCGTATTGGATGGAACCGGATGGTTTGGAAACACCCATGATTCGGAATCCGGAACGCCGGAACTCTTCAATTGATTTTTTTTCGCTTGAATCTGCAATGATTTGGTTGGTTTTGTCGAATCCAATTTCATTCAAATATGCAATCAAATCCGTGTTCAATTTTTCATTGGTGTACAACAATTGGTCAACCCACAATTGTCCATCACCTTTGTAAACACCAACCATGGCCGTTGGGTCCGGATTCCACCCCCAATCCAATCCGTATGCAACCAATTCACAATGGGATGGGATGGCATCAACCACAAACCAATTCCGAAATATCAACCCCTCAATTTTCCCGGTCATGCCACGGGCATACACCCGCCACAATTCCATGTCCCGGTTTTTCAAATTTTCAATTTTCATCCGTGTTTCATCGGACAAAAACGGGTTGTGGCGATGGTCGGAAATAATCAATTCGGATTCCGGCAATGGGACCAATTCATCATGAACCCAAAACCGAGCATTTGGGTTGTAATCAATGAACGTTTGTTTTTCCGTTCGGATATATATTTCATCAAAAATGGATTTGGAAATCCCGTTTGCTTCATTGAAAAATGCAAACATCCGTTTCCCGGATTTGGCATCTTGTCCATCATCAAATGATTTGAATTCCATTGTTGCCCCATTGACAAACGTGAAAATACGTTCGGTGGAATTGTATGATTGAACCCATTTTTGCAATTCCGGTGATGTGTTCAAAATGTTTTGGGCATCCCTCAATGCCCCGGATTTTAGGTTGGGAATATCTTGACCAACAATGGTCACAACTTTGTTGTTCAATTCCGGTGCCATTTCAATGCATTTCAAAAAAAGACATTGTAAAATGGAATAGGTTTTCCCGGATGATGTCCCACCTTGGTTGATGACAATTTTGGCCGTGGATGAATAGTTCTTTTCAAAAATCACCGATGTTTTGAACATCATTCAATGATTTGATTTTCGGAATTTGCCAATGGGATTTCGGATGAAACAACATCAATTTGGATGAATGGTTCCGGTGATGAATTGATTGTGTCAATGGTTTCCTTTGGTTTGCCAAATACCCGGTCAAACAAAATTTCCATCAAATGAACGGAACCCCGGTTCATGTCACGTTCCATTTTTTTGGCAATCATTTTCATCCAGAATGGCACATCATCCCGTTCACCCAATTTGGTGATTTGGCCATGTGTCATGGTCAACAATGATTCAATGATTTCATGGCATTGTGATTTGGACAACCTCAAATTGAATTCCGTGGCAAACAATTCACCCACCACGTTTTCAATCTTTTTTGGTCGACCATTTCGGTTGATGTTTTGTGGGTTTTGTTTCAACCCATTTTTTCCCCAATTTTCCGGCAAATTTTTCATATTTCCCCCAATTGCTTCAATTTATTTTCGGACCATTTCAACGCTTCCATTCCACCCCACAACATGAATGAAATGTACCCACATTCATTTTCATTGGCCCCGGTGAAATACGTTTTGGCCCGGCTCAAATATGAATAGGTGCGCCGGATGGTTTCAATTGAAACATTTTCACCATTGGCGTATTGTTGCCCACGGATTTTCCCCACCATCGTTGCGCACTTGTTTCCGTTTTTGGCATTCAATTCAATTCCACGTTTTGCATTTTCCGTGACTTTTTTTGGGTAGTCATTGAACGTTTTTTCAAATTCACTTTTTTTCACGGCCAATGTGTTGCAAACTGCTAAACGTTGGATGTTGTCGGGAAAATCTTGTTTCATAACTTCATGCCCCATGCAACGGGCAATGAAATCATTTTTTGATTCGTCTTGGTTTCTTTTGGGTAACGGCATTTGGTTTGGTTGTTTGGGTTGGTTCCTCTTTTAAAATATTGGCCATGGATTCCATGATGGTTTGTGAACGTTTCCGGTGTTCAAATTCAAATAATGACATGACCACCACGAATGCATCCACGACACAACCGGTGCAACCACCATTGATTTCACGGCCTTTCAATTGGTGGAATAAAGTTTTGACCAATTCGGTTTGTGATTGGTCCAACCTTAGTTCGCCAATTCGTACCCATTGCAAATACTTATCAAATAATGTTTGGGCCGAATCAAACATTTCATCGGTCCATTGGATTGGTTTTTCTTTTATCATTGTTTCCAAATGTTTTTGCGAATAAAATATGTGTAAATGACCGACATGCCACCGGTTCCGATGGATGCCAATGTTTGAACATGCCACGGCAAATCAACCATCAACATGGTAGAAATTCCGCCAATCAAACCAAACCACCATGACAAACAAACAAAACAATTGAATGGTTTGAAATCCAACCACGGCAAACGTGTCAAATCGGTGATGGTCAATGCAAATGTTGATGCCCAAATGGGAACAATCAACAACAAAAAAATGGTATTCATTTTAATCTTTTTAAAATTTCGGTTTTCAGTTTTTCCCGGATTTGTTTGATGTTGGTTGACAATGTTTTGTAGGGAATACCGGAAAAATTGGAAAATTCCCGTGTTGATTTGTAAAACATGGACAATTGAATGGTTTGTTTTTCAATTTCATTCAACCCACCCAAACATTCCAAAAATGCATCATGGTATTTTTCCCGGTCAACCTTTTCATCCAACGTGTTGTCATATACGGCAACCATGGACCATGTTTCAAAATCAACCCGTGACAATTTATCCCGGTACACCCGGTCAAACAATTGACGTTTGCCATGGTATGTGTTCCACATCAATTTTTGAATATACCAACGGGAACCACCGGATTCCCAAATCATGGTCAATTTTTCCGGTGGTTTCTGCAACAAAATCAATGCGACCTCTTGGAATAGGTCATCACCATCCCATTTGGCCAATGACACCGCATCCGCTTTGTACAATTTATTTGATACAAATTCCAAAATCAACGGATGCATTGGTGTTGTCATTTGAATCCGTATTCGTTTAATTTTTTCACGGCATTGTCCATGGCCGGGTTTTGTGGTTGTGAATATTTCACATAATGGGTTGCCTTGGATTTTTCATCCGGTGATTTGCGTTGCCCAACGTACAATTCCACATCCCCCCATTGGTTGACCGGCAATGATTGGATTTCTTCCAACTTCAATTGGATTTTGATTCCACCATATTGGTTCACCCAACCTTTTCCAACAAATTTGTCATTTTCCATATTTCAATTTTTTATGTTTTCAAATATAACCAACACACGGCGAAAAAACAAAATCCGACACCACCACATCATCCCCACCACGTTGAATTCGTTTCCATCCCATGTCCATCCAAATGCCACCAATGATTTTTGGTGGTGCGCCACGTTCGATATGCCATCCGTGTGAACCATCAATGAATTCATCTTTGTATGTCGGTGTGCGAATATCCCATGAAACATTGTGACGGATGTGCAATGATTTCCCGAAATGTGCGGATTCCTTAACCGATGCCATGATGTACAATTCATGAACGTGTCCCATCCAAAGAACATCCGCATTGTTCACCATTGTTTGCATCCGGGAATGTTGAATGGTTCCCTTTGTCACCGGTCCACCACCCCCAAATCCATGCATGTATTTCAAATTGAATTTGGATGAATGCCCCCCTTTTGTAACTGAAAAACATTCCCATCCACCATAACCACCCAATTTGATGGATGAACCTGTTTTGGCATTGATGCCATCCACAAAACGTTTCAACACATCAATTTCATTTCGTTTCATCACCGATGTTTCATGGTTGCCGTATGAAATCCATTCAATGTGATGTGCAAATGGTGTGAACCATTCAATTGCTTCATCAACCACCAAATCAAAATAATTCGGCCCAACATGTTCCGGCCTTAATTGGTCCTTTGATGCACGTTTGTCATATTTGCCTTGCATGATGCAGAAAAAATCCCCATTGATGCGGATTTTGGCACCACGTTCCACGGCCGTTTCCAAATGGTTTTTCAATATGTCACGGCGACATTTCGGATTGTCAAAATGGATGTCCGAAATTAGCAATGACAAATACCGGCCATGGTCGAAATTGACTTTTGTGTGAATGATGTTTGTGTTGACTTTCATGGTATTAAATGCATGTTTGTCAATATTTATCCCGGTTGTTGAATGTGATTCGTTTTGCCAATATGTATTCCCGGCAATCATCCGGAATGGCATTTGTCAACATTGCATGGTCAACGTATGGTTTCCACGTTTTGCCGTGGAATTTTTCGCAAAACATTTTGTTGATGGCATCCCGTTCATTTTTTAGATTGATGTAAAAATCAACCATCCGTGGGTTTTCACTCCGAATGATTCCAACCATTTTGACCATGGGTTTCAACTTTATTTTGTAATTCCACAACCATTTGATGAACTTGGTTTCCTCACCACGTTCAAACCCATATGATGGCCAAATTTCAAATGGATGCAAATGATAGTGGTATCTCATGGTTTCCGGTATGGAATATAAATTGTCCGTCTCCCTTGTTTTTTGGCCACCAAAATTTGTTTCCGGTTATGGGTTGATGAATAGGAAATGTGAACCCATGCCGGGTTGGTTGAATCCCCAAATTCCCAAATGATTTGGTCAAATTCTGCCAATGCACATGCCGTGTCAAACAACATTGCATTTGTCACATTGATTCCGGAAATGTCCATGGCTTCACCCTTGGTGTGTTGTGATGAGTTTGAACCACCAATGGCCCGGTTCAATTCCGGACACCGGAAAAACGATGTGATGCGGATTGGCCCCAATTTTTCCCGTAATGGTTCAAAAACATTTTCGGCCGTGGTTTTCATTGTTTCAATGATTGCATCGGATGGGTTGTTGTCAATGCCCAACCGGGTTGCCGTGTTGGATTTTGTTGCCTCTTCAAATGTTATGTGTTTTGAAATGTTGTTGTTCATATTTCAATGATTTTGGTTTGATAAAATTTCAAGAATCAAATTAAATTTCAAATTTTCAATATCACCATGCCAAAATATTTTTTCCGACATCCCCGAATAAGTGATATATGGTTTCCATTCTTTTTTATCTGCAATCAAAAATCGTTTTGTTATGTGCAAATATTCAACGGCAAATTTTCCATTTTTTTCAATAATCCTAAATTCCGGTTTCATATTTCAATGATTTTGATGTTGAATTTTTTTTCAATCAATTTTTTTTTCAGTTTATACAATGGTGTTTTGAAACCTTTGACGTCTTCAATTTTGAATTGGCCATTGGTCCGGTCCAAATAAACAAAATCTGCAATGTATTTGAAAACGGGTTTTGAATCCCCCGGCAACACGAATCCGAATGGAACTTGCAATTTCAAATCAATGATGTCCCCGGCCATTTCCCGTACTTTCAATTCACCATACCTTTGCGCCTCTTTTTTGCTATCAAAAACAATCCCATCAACATTTGTTTTTCGGTTGTTGTATTTGCTTCGTGTTGTCATCATATTACGTTGTCAAATTTGCCGTGTTTTTTCCCCGTGGTTGAACGTTCACCATGTCATTGGTATATTCATACCACCTTGGATTTTTGATGGCCTTAAATTGGTTCGTTGTCATCATCCAACATTTTGAACCCATCATCCATTTTGAATTGGTCAAACCAATCATTGTATTCACAATGTTTCCGGGTTTCCTTTTGCAAACGTTCCATTTCACGTTCGGTCAATTCCAAAACGTTGTCATTTTCATCCGTGACCATGGTGATGTCAATTTGTTTCAACCATGGGTTTTCAAAATAGATGATGTAATTTTCAAACTCAAAATCATGTGTCATTTCGCATTCATTGTTAATTGTTGAACTTGGTGTTTTCTGTTTTCCTCAACCACTTCATTGTATTTCCGCCGTTGTGGGTTGTAATACCATGCATTGGTCCAATGGTCGGAATGTATGGGTTTATGCCACATCAATGCATCTCTCAAATCGGATTCATTTTTGAATTGGTCAAAAAACAATTTACATGCCCATGCGGATGCGGATGCATTGCCATCAATGGAATCCGTTTTTTGTTGTTTGGTGGACAATAGTTCATCCAATCCGCCCAACTTGAAATCAATTTGTTTCCCATTTTGGAAACACATGGCACGTTGTTTTTCGGTCAATGAAAACCCGGCATGTTGGTAAATGGCCAAATATGTCACGGAACCGAAATCAAAAAATTTCATCATGTCCCCGTTGTTGTTTTTGAATTCCCGGAAACATGAAACAATCCAACAACAATTTTCATCGTTGGAAACGGGTTGTTTGCTGAATGTCACAAATGATTGGGAAATCCGTTCGTTTGATTTGTCGAACCGGATTTTGTAATCACGTACCCATTGCAAAATCAAACGTGGTGAACATTTCAAAATGTTGTCCGAATTTTTCCGGCCATGCTTCATGGCATCCACAATCAAATCTTTTGTCAATCCAGGAATGGACATGAAATCATCATCCAATTGGATGGCCATTCGTTTCAATTCATTTGGTTCCGGCATTTGGTTCCCGAAATAGGACAACCCATCGGAAATGATGGTGATGCAGAAAAACACCCGGTCATGTTCGGGATTTTCTTTGTAGGTGGTTTTTGTGTTTTCCATTGTATTTGTTTTTGATGTTTCAAAGATACTCAAATCATTCCGTTTTCACGCATCCATTCCGCCGGGCTTTTACCATCATATTTTCCACCGGATTTTTTTTCGTACTTTTTTGTGGACATGAACCAATTGAAAAAATGTGAATTGGCCAAATGGATTCGTGGATAGGTTGCACCCTTGGACACGGATGTTTTTTTGAATTCGATGTGTTTTTGTTCTAATGTTTCCCGGTCAATTTGGTGGGCATCCCGGAATCGATGCCAATGCAAATCTTGGTTCAAAAATTCATCCCAAAAATCATCAATCGTTTTTTCCTTTTTACTACTATTAGTTAATGTTTTTAAGTTTTCTATCTTATATATGGTATGGTTGGTCAAATTTTGTCCAACTGATTGTCCAACTGATTCATTTTGGATGGTCAATTTTTGTTCAACCGGTTGGTCAATTTTTGTCCATCCATTGATGGTGAATTTGGTGATGTTGTACGTTGACTTTTGTGATGATTTTGTAATGAATCCACTTGACTGCAATTCCTTAATGAACCCACGGATGGTGGTTCGAGATAACCCCGTGTCATGGGAAATGTCCACGGCATTCACCGGAAATTCGGTGGACCGGGATTTGTTTGCCAATTCCACCAAATACACACCGAACCCGAACCCACCCCATGAAATTTGCCGGTGATGAACCATTTGGACCAATTGTTTGGTTAATTTATACCCATTCATTGTTTTGATTTTGAAAAAAAATGGTGTGCAATTTACACACCATTTTCAAATTTGTGGAT